GCTGCTGCTGCTGCCACTGCTGCCGCTGCTGCTGCTGCCACTGCTGCCGCTGCCGCAACTGCCGCTGCCGCTGCTAGTGCTGCTGCTGCTGCTAACGCAACCGCGATTACAGATATCAATACCATGATAACAGCTATAAATACATCAATAACAGATATTAATGTCCAGCTCGGAGCTATAGGTGTTCGATTAGATGGTGTAGATGTTAGAATGGATGGGATCGATGCCACAATTGCTAGTAATATTTCATCTGGAATGGATCATTTAGCTGATCTTCAAGGGCAAATTGATGCTGGAATATCATCTGGAATGGATCATTTAGCTACAATTAATGGACGCCTAGACTCTGCTGAATCGTCAATAACAAGCATCGAAAGTAGTATTACTTCAATTAACTCAAGTATAGTAGATATAAATGATTCTATATTAAATATCACTACCGTTCTATTGCCTGCAATTTACACATATATAGATACATCAATTACAAACATTACTAATAATTTTATTGCTGGTGGTGTTGTGGATATGAACGGCAATGTCATCAAAAACTTACCCTGTGATCCAATCGAAGATAATGATGCGGTAAGCTTCTGTTTTCTTTGGCACACCCTACATGAGGAGATTAACATATTATGGCCATGAGTAATATAACGGTAGCTGGAATCACACCAGATTTAATAGTTTTGGGAGATTATCAACGTTTTATCTATGATTCCGCAGACCCTATTATAAAGTTACAAACATATGGTCAGTTTGTCCCTACTGGCTTGGCAGATTCCGTTATTAATATTGAATCAAGAAATAATCTACTGTCAGGTTTTAGATGGGTGCACACAAGCACAACGACTGATGCGAACGCATTTGGAACATTAAAACTCCAAAGCTTTGTTTCTGATGGTGCAGGTACTGATATTATAGGATTTGATGGTACTAATCTTAACTTTAACTATACATCATATGGCAATAAACCGTGTGGCCTATTAAGTTGGAGTGCTAATACAACCAATACGCCTATATCAGTTGCTGATACTTTTGTTAAGGCTTTAGGAACAACAACACTTTCTTCTTCTTCGAAATGTTCAACTGTATCTGGAGATAATAGATTAATTTTTACTCCCGACTTTGGCACTCAAACAATAAGCGTACTTGCTAAAGCTACTTTGTCTTTCAAGTGGGCTGGTGCTGGAACGCCTATTTTGTCGGTAGCAATTAATAAAAACTCAACCCAACAAGTTCCTATAGCATCCATAACTAGCGTTGCTGCTGGAAATTTATATTCTTTAAGCGTTGAATGCCTAATATCCATGACAAACGCTGATTATCTTGAGGTTTGGGTAACTTCAAGCGTTACAGATGCAACAGGATTAACTATCGTTGATGGCTCTCTTTCATTTCAATCCGTGTAACTTTATAACCTTTAAGGATAATTACTATGACTGCATCTAAATTTACTCCAAGTGCCCTTGTGCCTGAATTGTTTATTTGGGGGCATTATCAAAGATCCTCATTTAATGAATTTAACCAATCTGTAAAATCACAAGTATATAGTGAATTTGTACCTACAGCTTTAGCTGATTCCGTTATCAACATAGAAAGTAGGAATCATCTTTTATCGGGATTTAGGCTGAAACATACAAGCACTAACGTTGACTCAAACCCATTTGGATCATTTAAGTTTCAAAGCTTTGTTTCTGATAATGATGGGACGGACATTTTTGGATTTGATGGATCGTATTTAAACGTCTACGTTCCAGCTGATTTCAATAATAATAGAATAACAAATGTTGCAACTCCTGTTAACGGAACAGATGCAGCCAATAAGTTATATGTAACTTCGTTTGTTTCAGGAGGAACTGTAACTCTTACGGGTAATGTTACTGGCTCTGGAACTATTGGAACGCCATTTGCTACGACGATTCAAACAACTCTTAACAACATTCCTTTAGCTACTGGAAACGTTAGTGTCAATAATAAAAAGATAACGGATCTTGATACACCGACTGATGGAACAGATGCAGCCAACAAATCATATGTAGACTCGTTTGCTTCAGGAGGAACTGTAACTCTTACGGGTAATGTTACTGGCTCTGGAATTGTCGGAACGCCATTTGCTACGACGATTCAAACAACTCTTAACAACATTCCTTTAGCTACTGGAGATGTTAATATCAATAACATGAATCTTGTTAATGTTAACAATATCGGCGTTGGTGGTGTTAGCTCTCCAGCTTTCCAAGCTCAATTTCCTAATGATTTAGAGCGTATGAAGTTGTGTTTATATAATATTTTAGATAATTCATACCAGTCTTATGGTTTTGGCATCCAAGCTGGGGCTTTGATATACAATGTGTATAATACCGATGCAGCTCATGTTTTCAATTGTGGACTCTCATCTTCATCTTCTAAGGAACTTTTAAGAGTCTCTGGAGATGGATATACTTCTGTGGCTAATGGTTCTGGAACTCTTTATTCTCGCACTCCTTCCGCTCAAGTTCAGATGACAACAAATACAACACTAACAAATTTCATCGCGAATACTTTGAAAAAAATAGCAGGATCAACGACGGCTTCTGGTCACGAGGTGCAATTTACGACTTCAAGCAATAGAATCACTTTTACTGGTTCTGATTTAGGAACAGCATGCGTAGGTATGGCATCAGCAAGCGTTACTTTCTATTGTACGGCAGCTAACCAAACATTTGGTATTTGTATTGTAAAAAATAGTTCTGTAGCAGTTTATCCATATCAATATAATACAGGCGTTTATAACGGAACAGGATATCCAGTTAATATCTCTATTCCAGGAGTCTTAACATCATTAAATCCTTCACAGTATCTTGAAGTATGGATGGTTTGTAGCTCTACCGCCAACATAAAAGTTAATGCTTTAACATTATCATTTGTTGCTTGTTAACAACAAAGTTAATTTAATGTATTGTATTCATAGTATAGTTGATTGACACTAAATTAATGGTGTAATATATTTTAATTTGTTAGTTTCAATTAATTAGTAAAGGAAAATTATAAATGACAGATACTTTCCCCGATCCACAATCGATGGCAGATGCTCAATCTTTGAACGTGTTTGCTCAAGTTATTTCTAGAACTGCCGTGCAGCTTTTTGGTTCTTCTGACAAATCAACTCCTGAATATGAAGCATTGCATGCTTATTTTCTAGAAAACCTTCCAAAATTGAAACTAATTATTGAACGTATAGAAAACGACCTTGTCTAGTCCGTATCAATACCCATGGGTTTCTTTCAACTTAGCACCCACTGCTAATATTGACAGTACTCCGCTCTTGGTCTTTGGCTCTGAGAGTAACAGTATTGTCGATAGTATTTTTGTTTGCAACACGACAGATCAAGAAATTTTCGTTGATATAACAACCTTGTCAGAAAGAAACCTTCAGCCAATCACAACGTATATAGTACGAAATTTCCTTCTCCCAGGATACGGCAGCGCTGAACTTATCAAAGAATCGGTAATTAATTTAGAAGCTGGTGATATCATATATGCGAATTCGGATTTCTCTGGCAATTTATTCGACTGTATGATTTCATATCGCCAATTATTAGAAACCAAAATATCATAAAGCTAAAGGATTAAAAATGACAGAAGAAGTACAACAGGAACATGACCCATTTAACTTGCATAACATATTCAACAAAAAACCAGAAGTTGAAACGCAAAAAGACCATCAACAAGAGAAACCTGCAAAGAAAGTCGATCGTGTTAAGCCCGAATCTATTGTAGAAGATGACGAGCAGGAAGATAAAGATGAAAAAGAGAAAAAAGATGAGAAACCTTTGAAAGAAGAGATGAAATCTGATGAAATCGATTACAAGTCTGAGCTAGAAAAAGCCAAGAAAACAATCAAAGATACGCAACGATCTTTTCATGAAGATCGAAAGAAGCTCGTAGCTTATAAAAAGGCTGTTGAGAAGCTAAAACAAGATGGTGTTCTTCTGGACGAAGAGGCGGAAATGCTTTTGGATCACACAAGCTTTGTAAGCGAACCTGAAGAAGAAAACGAATATATGAAGTACCACAAGATTTGGAATCAAGAACTTCAATATATGCGGAAATATGCCCCAGACGCTAAAGAAGTGGATCAGAACTTTGAAGCTTTTCAACATTTTGTTCAGACCGCATCACCTCAAGAGATCAAAGATGTGTTTTCTGACCTAAAACATTATGAAGATGACGAGGTTGAATTCACAAAGCAAATGCTAGAAATTGGCCGTCAATACAACGAAGAAGTTTATGCAGACATTAGTGAAGTTGGAAGTATTCGTCAATTAAAAACAAAATATTCAAAAAAAGAGGCAGAATTGCAAAAAGAAATTGACAAGTTAAGCAAACAAGTGAATAAATATAAGGAGCAGTACGAAGATTATAATACAGAGCCATCTAACTTAAGGTTACCTTCTGGCTCTACGAAAAATGATCTTCCGAAAAGTGCTACTTTTGATGTTGGCGAAATCTTTGCTCAAAGACATGCAAGACCCAATCAAAAGAGATAGGCGTTTTTGAGGTTCTTAGCTTCCCCTGGGAAGACGACTCTTAAAAACAATTCTGTTACACACGAGACGCGAAATTTGAGAGGGGGACGACATTAGTCTTACCCTCCTCGTCAAACGTACCTTAGCGAGTATGTAAAGAAAACATAGAACCGTCCGCAGAAATGTTTCTGTGGATATTTTGTTTAATTTTTACATATGAGGTACACACAATGGCTTATACTCCAGCCACTCCAAATGCGTATGATGTCGCACAAATTCCAGACGAAGTCCGAGCGCAATTTTTTAAAGAAGTTCTCCTTGAAAGTAATCTTTCTCCTTTTATGGGAGCAGATGAAGAGTCTGTTATTCAAGTTGTTAGAAAAGCTAATGGCACCGGACCTACAGAAACTTTCAACTTTAGTCGTGAAATAGACTATAAAAATCCCATCAAAGGCTATGATCAAATTTCTGGTAAAGGTCAACAGCTAAAGTTTTATGCTGATACGATTAACGTTGAATTCCAAGCTTTGCCTGCCACCTTGAAGGGAACTCAAATTGTTAATATGAACACTCCTCTTCCTGTGTTCGAACAGTTGAGACCAAAGCTTTTAACAGCAAGCAAGCGCAACTTAACATACTCAGTATTGAACTCAGCAACGTTTGAAAATTATCCTGATTTAACTGCTGGTCCTGTTGCTGAACGTGTTCTTTATGGTTCTGGTGATGCTTACAATGCAAACATTAATACTGCCGTTGCTGCCATGACTGGTAAGCTCTATACGCAAAGTGGTGTTTCTGTTGCAGGTATCAAGAAAATGCGCAATATAGCGGTTACTGGCGGTCTTACGTTCCAAGCTGAAAAGCGTATCAGCCCTTACATGCTAAAATCACATCATAACAGCCCTTCTCCTTTCTATGTTTATTTCATGGATACAGAATCTTTTGCCGCTCTTGAGGCTGACCCGTTATGGGGCGCGCAATATGCTCGCGGTGTTATTGAAATGGCTAACCAGCCTTCTCTATTCAATGGCGCTTACTTCAAAGGCCAAATTGGTAACATCTTGATCTATGAAATGCCAGAACTTGGCGATTTCCGCGTTACTTCTGGTGGCAAAACTGCTGCATGGAACTTATTTTGTGGTGCTCAGGCTCTTGGCGTTGTTTGGCATAAAGACCCTTGGTTTGGTGAAGAATGGTCAAATATGAAGACTATTGTTGAAATGGCAGTCATGGAAATGCGCGGCCAAAAAGCAATCAAATTTCCATCATTCAAAGCAAACAACGAAGCCGTTGTTATCGAGAATGGTATCATTCACAATCTCGTTCAAATTTCTTAAAGAAAGGATTTTTTTATTATGACAATGGTTGTACGACATACTGAACTTACAAATGCTACTGGCGCAGCTGTTGTGGCTGGTGGAGCATTAGTAAGCTCAGGACAAGATTATGCTTCTGAAACTGTAACTCGAACATTAGCGGCAGCAGATATAGGTACTGCTGCTGGACAAACCCAGCACGCAAGTGGGATGATTTTCGCTGAATTCAAGGGAGCTACTATTAAATCGGTGACTCTTGAGATTCAAAGGGATGCTGCTGGTGATGGTACTGGATTCTTTTACAATTTCTATTATTTGACTGATGCTCGCGCATATGTTGGATACCAAATTGTAACGGAAAATGGCGTAAGTACGCTTATGGTTAGAGACGGTGGAGCAGGAAACGGTTTGTTAATAGCAACAGATAAAATTATTGCGACAATCGAACTCGGAAACTCTTAGTTAATCAAGGGGCATGCTTTCACATGCCCCTTACTATCTTAAAGGTCATATTAAATGGATGTGTCAGAAATCCTAAAACTTCTTGCTACCTTAAGTATTGGATTAGATGACCCGCAAGATAGCGATATCGTTATTTTTATGAAATATATAAACCTTTGTTATTTTGAACTGCTTCAAGAAACGATTTCACAAAGTCCTCTTGTTGTTAAATTAAACGAGCAATTAGATTGTATTAATGGTGTTTTAGCTCCTACATCACAAGAAATTTTTATTCCAAAACAAATCTACAATATTTCAACTAATCTACCGTTAGCAGCAACTCTTGAATCAAAGATTATTGATAACGATCCTGGCTTAATTCAAACAGGTGATCCGCAATGTTGGTATTATGCAAATGGCGTTATCAATGTCTACCCATTAGCAACGAGCCTTGTAACTAGCGGGAATGGCTTTGGTGTTCGCTATATTCCTCAACCAAAACCGTTAACGGAAAACTCTGTAAGCGCAGATATATTAATACCCACTTTATACCAGCAAGTTCTAGCGGACGGCGCGAGTTATTATTTGTTCCAGTCTGAAACAGGTTTCAAAGATCAATTGAAGATGCAAACTTCAATGGTAAGGTGGATGGAAGGCAAACGAAAGATATTTGCTTATATGAAGAACATAAGCGGTAAGAATATCTTCTCTACGTATAGTCCTGTCTAATGATTTATGAGGCTGGATATAATATAATAGAGCTTTTCTCTGCTACCAAAGGTATGAATCAGAATGTTTCGCCCGATAAGATAACTAACGACTATTCCTATTATATTGAAAACATAATGCCTGAATCGTTAGGCGAAGGAACTGTAAGGTACGGTACATCTCTTTTTTGTGATGTGACACAAGGAAATGTGCAAGACAAGCCTATGAAAGCATTTCCTTTCTCGTCAGAAAACGGCTCAAAGCAACAAGTATTATACTTTAATGGTTACCAAACATTTTCTGTTGTTTCTAATTTAAGGATTATTTCTGCAAACCATATTAGATTGACGAGTGTTAATTATAATCTCTTTAAATTAGATACGCTATTACAATTAAGATATAGGGATAAATACGGGTTATCCGCTGTTTCAACTTATGAAATTAAAAACATAACAACTGTCGACGTGAATACGATTGATATTGAGGTTGAGCAGAATAGTTTTGCTGAAAACATAGTTGATTTTTATATTAATGCTCCTGGTGCTCCTAACCCACAATATATCTCTGGAACTCAGTTTAGCATAACCGTTCCCGCTGATTTCATCCCAAGCTTATTTTATTCTGTTGGGCAATCTTTGAAGCTGACAATAAATGATGTTGTGGTGAATTTAGTAATTTCTGTTATCGATACTACCGTAGGCGGTGAAATAACCTTTACTACGACAGGAGATGAAATTCCTATCTTTTCCGATGTCGACACAAGGACTCTAAGCTTTAAATCTTCTACACCTGAATTGTCGGTTATTTTTAATTCATACGGCTATATAAAAGTCCTGGATGTTGCAACAGCGACAGTATTAGCCCCAACTATTGCTGGTTTATCGGTTGCTTGTGTTCCCAGGGCTGAATTCTTTGCTAAGAAGTTGTGGATTTGTAATGGTGTAGATCCAATTATGACGTGGAATGGTGTAGACCTTGAAATCTACGAAGAAACAGTCAAAGATAGTGTGCAAGCTTTTAATAGAATCGATGCTAGGAATTTTTCGTTTATTGTTGATGCTACTTTTGACATTAATAAATATGATGTTGGAAAATCTATTTATTTGACAGTTTCAGGCATTGGTTATAATCTTATCGTTTCTGCCATTATCCAAGCTGGTAATCTTGTTACCATAACTACTACTGATGACTTACCTGAATTTACAGGGCAATTAAAGGTTGAACTGTTCTATTATGATCGACCTCCTGCGTTTAGCTTCATGAAGGCCGCACATGATCGTTTGTGGTGCCTTGGTGCTGGTGCTGTTAGCTTGAGTTACAGAATACCTGACTTGGCTATGAGGTTTTATTATTCCTATAAACCATATAGCGACGAATCCCCTTTCAAATTTTTTTATGAAAAAACCAAAGCCGTTCCAAGCGAGGATATTTCAGCTAAGCACGGTATATCCGATAACTTAGAAGCTATTGTTGATATTTCTGGAAAGCTTATCTTTATGGGGCGTCAAAAATCCCAGGTTTGGCGGGGGATTGATCCTATCACAAAAGGTACGGCAGATTATTTTTCATGGGAATCTACAATTCCTGTAGGTGTTTATCATGGGGATCTTATTGTTGAATTAGCTAATGATGCGCAATTTCTAACTCAAAATGGGTTTGTATCGTTTGGTACTCTGAATATTGCTAATCAGTTTGCCGCATCTAATACGGATAATATGGATAACCTAGCTTCGGAATACATAAATAGTATTAATTCAAACATTCAGTATCGTTCTTGCTCATCTTTTAAATATAACAGTGGCGGTTTTTGCGGATTCAAGATAGGGCAAAACAACGTTATTGTTTCCAAATACAATACATCTTTTTATTGGTGGGGGATATTCTCTGGGGATTTTACTAATTCATCTTGTTTTCTTTCTATCCTCGATGAGTGCTTGTACTTATACCTTGGTTCGAAAATATACAAATACGCAGATGGGTTCGGAAATTCTCCTACCGTTTATGGTGATCTTAACGGCACAAGATTTATCGATTTTGTCGAAACTAAATATGTAAACAACATTAAACGTCGTTACGCAAATAAAAGATATGAGATAGAATCAGAATATTCTTCTAGTTTAGTGATTAATGAAGATAATAAAGTTAATATCTATATTTCAGGCAACTTGCGTGATACATTTACAATACAAGATGTTTACAAATTGCCATTTAGAGGAGATGTTTTAGGAACTATTAATTTGGTAGATGGTAGCAAGACGGGATCAAACCCAAACAACCCTAGTGGAACTGTTTTAGGTATGCGCCTTGACTCTCCTTATCATAATGCAAAAGGAAGGCTTAAGTTCCTAAGTAATATCTTCTCGGTGACAATTGTTGGAAAAATTAAAAACGGACCTTTCAGTTTACGAAAGATTCGTTTGTTTGGCGTGTCGGAAAGATAATTTTAATGGCTCATGATTTTCAAAGACCTGGTCTACCTTATGATAACGAAGCTTTGCAGAATGACAAAAGATACCAGATTATTACGCGCACTAATAATCGCCCTGCAACTGATGTGATGATTGACACAGACTTTAATTATTTAATTGATGCTGTCAGGCAGCTTGACGTTGATATATCTGGTATTAATGCGGGTATCTTAACAGGCTCTGATATACCTGGGAATGCAAACTTTCTTCCTACAACAGATGGGGCTGGAAACATTTCATGGGTAGATATTTCTGATGAAAACGTTCGTGATGAATCAATAAGCGCATCAAAATTAATTCCTCAAACCATAACAGACAATGAATTAATGGACGCTTCTGTTGTTGCTGATAAGATTGCTCCAAATGCCATAACTACAATCAAGATTTTAGATGCTAACATAACAACAGCTAAGATTGCAGATGGTGCGATTACCGAAGATGAAATAGACGATAACGCTGTTACAACGGTAAAGATAGCGGACGCAAATGTTACGACGTCAAAGATTGCTGATGCTAATGTTACAACGGTAAAGATAGCGGACGCAAATGTTACAACATCAAAGATTGCTGATGCTAATGTTACAACGGATAAAATATTAGATGCTAATGTTACAACATCAAAGATTGTCGATAAAGCTGTTACCGCTGATAAAATAGCTGACCACACTATCACGCCTGCACAGATAGACCCTACCCTATTAACCGGCGCTGCTGTTAAAGCAGATCAAAAATCCGGAACATCCATTACGACTTTTACAAATCCAGCTGTCCAGCAATTTCACCCGAGTGCTGCTAAATTTTGGTGTACTTTTGATGGGACTTTAGCAGGCACTAATGCGCCGACCTCAGGTTATAATGTTGTCTCGGTTACTAGATCTACTGCTGGAGAGTATATAATTAATTATATCACTCCTTTTACATCAGCTGAATATAGTGTGTTACCAAGCAGTTATTCTACTTTAACGACTGTTACAATTGGTGTCATGGCTAGAACAACCAATTCTACAACTATTCAAATATTCAAGATTGCTAATTCTGCGGGAATTGATCAGCCATATGTTTCAGTTGTTGGGTTTGGTCTCCAATGATTAAATTCACTGAAATTCCTAAATCAGAAATTTATACGACCTACAACACACATTATCGCGATGATGCTCGTTATTTCCAAATATATAAAGAAAATAAGCCGTTGTGTATATATGGTGTTCTTTCACGTGGTGAAGGAGTTGGAGAAGCTTTCTGGGTTCTTAATTCATTCAATAAAAACGTTTTGACAAAAAAATTCTTTGAAAATTTATTCAATCATTTGTTTTCATTGGATTTTAAAGAAATATATACTTGGACAAGGTGTAAAAAGCTTACTAACGTTTTCTGTCATTATAATAAATTTGGAATTGAAAAGATTGATTTTCCTTATTGGGATAAAGACGAAACAAAAACTTGGTTTTTAAAAAGGATTTAAAAGATGTGTTTTGGTAACGACGACCCTCCTGCAGCTCCACATATTGGCGCGCCGCCTCCTGCTCCTGAGATGATGGATATTATTGATGAAATTACCGGTACTCAATCTGTAATTGTAACTGGTGCTGATGGAAAAAAAAGACGTGTTAATAGCCGCTTACCGAGAACACCTGAAGAAGAACAGCGTTTTAAGATGGCTGAAGAACTTATTTCCTCTTCTATGAAAAATATTAAGCAACTTTATCAATACAATCCTCAATCTATGATTGATTTTGCTCCAATCATAGAAACATTTGCAAATATTAATAGGGATAGAATGCAGTCTCTTGGTCAGATAGCTAATATTGGGAATATCGAGCAAGACGTTGCTGATTTTAAAAAAATGCAAAGCGCCTTAATTGATGAGCAATTCCAAATAAAGAATGCTGAAAATGAAGAGCGTCTAGCGCACTCTGGTAGAGGTTCGGGTACCTATGCGGCAGAATCTAGGGCGCTCATGGCTAGAAACGAAGCATTGGCGCGTCAGCAAGGAGATATTCAAGCTAGCATCTATGGCGAAGATCTTGCTTCTAAGCGCTTAGGTAGGAATAAAGAAGCGTTTAATCTTCAAGAAATGGGGCGCCAAGGTCAGCTTCAATCAGCTCAAGGTCAATATGATATAGCTAAACAACACGAAGCAGATATGGAAAAACGCCGACTTATGGCTATTGAAGAAAACAAGGGCTTACTTAATATTGGAAGTGGAATTATTGGTCAAGACCTTAATAAGGCGATGGCGAATGATAACGCAGGTATTTCTTTAAATACATTTAATGCGCAAGCTAATGATTCTATGAATAGATACAATGCCGATGTTAAGCGTCAAATGGCTAATTATGATATGGCTATGAATGAATATAATTCTCGCGGACCATCTATGATGGAGAGTCTCTTAAGAACAGGTGCGCAAGTCGGAGGCGCTATCTATGGAGGCGGAGGCTCTATGCCTTTCGGTTCTTCAGGATCAAACCGTGTTGGCAGTGACACTGTTGGCCGTATGTATAGAGGATAATTAAATGAAACAATCCACACCTTTCAAATCAAGAACGTATGGGACTGGATCAAGCAATCTTGGGGCTAATATAGCTCAAGGCTCAAATATAGCTAGTGAAAGATATAAAAACAAAGTTGCACTTAAGAACCAAAATGATAATAATGCTGAATTATTCTCAAAGATTGGAAAAAACTTTAGCAAACCAGGTGACAGACCAAGAGGTGCATTTAATAACTTGGCAACAGGTTTAGCAGAAGGGCTGGAATATGGAGCAAAATCCAAAGCTTCAACTGAGAGAAAAGAAGATTTTAGCAAATATGATAAGGTCATGAATTATTTCCAAGAAGTAAATGATGCTGCTATTGAGCAAAATCAATGGTATGAAAGGCGTGAAGGCGCAAGAAAAGAACTTATGCCACAAGTTTTAGCTTATATGGATAATGTTGATAGGCTAGACCCTCAAAGTCAAAGGATCATGGCTCAAGATTTGCTGGGTCAATATGGTGAAGCTATTGGTGAGGACTTTAAACTTTCTTCAATTGATGGATCAAATCCATTCCTTATGACAATACAGAGCGAAAAAGGGCAACAGTTATTTGATATGAGGTCTATGTTTGCAGGTGATGAAGCTGTGCAGCAATCAATTGCTATGAAAATGCCTGAATATCAAATAAGGCTTCAGCAAGAGAGACAGGATAAAGAAAGAGAATTTCAACTTAAAGAAAAAGCTTTGAATGCTAAATATCCTAGTCCAATGTCAGGTCAAGAAAATGCAGAGCCTAATCAAAATATTGAAATTAATGGCCAGAAATTTTCTGCTTTTACTATGGATAGAATGGAAAAATCTGCAAAATCTGATTATCAAAAGACTGTCAACAAGTCTATATCTCAAATACCTATTAATAATGATGCCATACAAACTATTAAAGAAATGAGAAAGATTTTTGATCAATATCCTAACATAGGAAGATCTTTTGTAAATATGTTGGACACGCAAGATGACAATGGATTTTTAACGCTTTTGAAGAAAAACAATCCTTTCATTAGTGATGCTGAAGCTGCCGCAATGCAAATGTTAAAAAAATATTCTGCCGACTTAAATCTTTCTACAGTCTTGAGCGTACCTGGAAAATCAGCAACAGACCTTCTTAAGCAGGCCATTAATGCCGCATCTCCTAGCGGGAAGCTAACCAAAGAAGCTTTTGACAAAGTTTCTGATAGTTGGGAAAAAAGAGCAAAAGAAAACATTTCTTTGGCATTAGCTAAAGCGCAAGGCATGCAACAAGGTAAGATGATTATTCCTTACGGTTATTCTGAAAACATGGAAAATATAGAAAATAATGTTAATACGAATACTGATGCTCCTTGGGCTGGAATTTGGAAGGAAGCTTCTTGATGGCTGGTACAATGTTAAGGGTTAAGTTCCCAGATAATAAAACATATGAAGTCCCAGAAAATGAAATTGATAGAGCAATTTCACTCGGGGGAGAGGTTGAAGATGAGAGCTTAGGTTTTGACGGTCTTGATCAAGTTCAAAATGAAGCAAATTTACAGGAAAACCCACACCCCGAGAGAATGGCTACGCCTGATCAATCTCAGTCATTAGATCAAACGACATTGGAAACGCCTCAGCCTAATATTGTTAAGGTTATGTTTCCAGACAATAAAACATATGATGTTCCAGAGAATGACCTTAAAATGGCTGAATCGATGGGTGGCAAAATTGTTGATCCTGAATATAATGGTTTATTAAAAACTGCTGCTAGGTCTGCTAAAACTATAGGTTCTGAGATAATAGGAGCAATCCCAGATTTAGCTACATCTATTTATAACATTCCCGCTTCTATACAGAATGCAACGAATGAAGCTACAAAAAACGACCCATATGAGATTGATCCAATTTCTATGATGCCTATTCAGAGAGTACCAGGAAAAAGGGAAGATTTGCCTTTAATCCCTTCTGTTGCCCATGCCGTAGAGTCATCAATTGACGAAGCAACTAATAATTATACAAAAACAAATGAAAATGATTCCTTACAAGCTGGATTAAGAATGGCCACTGCTGTAGCCACGCCTGGTGGTGTGGGCAAACTGGCGTCAAAGGCTGGTTCTCAAGCTGCTGCCAAAACATTGGGAGCAGTTGGATCAACAAATCCAGTTTCATTAGCGTCAGCTGGTGTTGCGGGTGCCGCTACCTCGGAAGCAGAGAAAGCGGGATATGGAACCGCTGCTTCTATGGGTATGGGTCTTGGTGCTGGTGCCGTTGCTGGTGCGCTTGCTTCAACGGCAAGAAATATTAATGCAAAAATAGCTATAGCAAAAATGACAGGGAATAGCCCTAAAAATATAGATTTAGCTGGATTAGCGGCGTATGATAAAGCGCAACTTCCTTACACAAACTCAACTCTTAACCAAGGTACGGCTCTTAGACCTTTTGAGATGGTTGCTGATAGATTGCCTATTATCGGCTCACGTAGGGCTAAGAAAATTCGAGAAAATGACAAATTATTTGCTGAAGTCGTTGAAGATTCTATAGAAAAAGTTGGTTCTAAGATTGTAGATTCGGATTCTGCTTTAGATACGGGTTCAATTTTTAAAGATACCCTTCTTTCAGCAAAAGATACTACTTTAGATATTGCGAACGGTCTTTATAGAGGTTCCGCAAACGCATTGCCGAAAGATTCAAAATGGATTCCGCATAATATTGTGAGGAATATAAAGAAAATAAGAGAATCAATTAATACGTTAGACCCGTCAGAGGCGGAAATATTTATTTTAAAAAAACTTGATCATTACGAAAAGCAACTTTTTGAATTAGAAAATTTACCTGATTCAAAATTAACGATTGGAGATGATTTGCAGTTAAAGTTTAAGCCTAATGACAAAAATGCTTCAAAATCCTTAAGAGAAGTTGCGGTTGAAAGGCTAATTGGTACTGCTCAGAGCCTCAACGAAACAATAGATTGGGATAAAATAACCCCTACAGGTTCAAAGGGGAAGCTGCGCTTATTGCAACGAGCAGTTGTTCAAGATATTGAAGATTTTGGTAAAAACAATCCTGAATGGCTCTCTAAATATGTTGAGGCTAAAAGATTTTATGCAAAACATGTAGGAAAAGAAGGTTTGGGCAATAAGATCTTGAAAAAGAAAGTATTTGCAGAAGATAACCCCGACAAAATAATAGGCAATTTGAGAAATATTTCTGATTTCAAAGCTGTAGAGCGTGTGTTAAGCACAACAAAAAACGGTAAAGCTTTCTACGACTCTATAAAATATGAAAAACTTTTGGACTTGATTAAGGGTAAAATTGTCGACCCAACTAAAGAAAGTGTAAATTATTCTGGATTTGCCCGTGCGATGGAAAATAAACCAACAAAAGAGCTTATTAGATATCTTGCTGGTGATAAGTATAATGAACTTAAAACACTTTCCGATGTAGCAAAAACGGCAGTTAGAAGAAATGCAAGAATACCTAATCCCAGTGGCACAGCTCCGACATCGTTCGTTCTTGATGCTATATTTGGTTTGTTTACTGTTGTAGATCCATCTGTTGCTCTTACCAAGGCTTCTTTATTTGCCACTGGCGGTGTGGCTTTGGAATGGTTGATAAACAATAAGTCCGCTTACAAATGGGGGCTCGAGGGAGCTAGAAAGCTTGCAAATGGTGACATTAAAGGTGCAAGTATTTACTCTAAAAGATTAGAACAATCAATGACTAAAGACTTAGGCGAAGATTTTGTGAAGCAATTTATTGCCCTTACGCCTTAGTCATGAGGCGCGAATACAACATATAGAATAAAATAAATTAATAATGCACCAAATACGTTAAAAAAAGCCCACATCTTATTTCTCCTTTTTATTTTTTTATTTTTTATAACTATGACATGTGACACACTTTCTAGTAAAGCTGATCAAGCGCGACAAAAGAGCGCATCACATATCTTTATATATTAAATGTTTTTTCTTTGCTAATATGTTTTGCAATAGCTGTGATTGAATGTTTATAAACCAACTGCACCCCATTGCTTCTTGTGTTTAAAGCAATAGTAAAATCATCATACCCAACAATATAACCTACTATTCTTAGTCCACCCAGAAAGTAAACCTGAACTAAAATATTATTGTTCATTAAGCAATCAATATATTTTAATTCTGAATAATTACCTAATTCAACTTCTTCTTCAAGATTAGAATTTATTTCTTCAGACAGATTCGCTTTTTTGTAAATGTTCTTCTTTATCATCTTCTATTCCTTCGTCAAATTTAAATTCAATTTTAATATCTGTATGCTTTTCTTTTGAACCAAAAGGAGAAATGCACCCAGCTAATAAAAATAAAAAAATTGGTAACAGTATCATTTATCCACCTAACTTATTAAACATTTTATCAATATGCCGTTTTCGAAGCCATGAAGTCGCTTGCTGAATAGTAAAACCGTTTTTTATCAGCTCAGCGACTTTTATTTCATCTGTGTCATATGATGTATCAATAAACTCTATCTTTGATTCATTTTTTGATACTATATTTTCCGTATTTTCCTTCTTTTTTAACACAATTAATTTTACCACTCTTTTTTAAATTCCAAGTTGCGCTATATACAGATTGTATTGAACAGTTATTTACATACAATTTGTATTCTACAATTTTATTAAATATTTGCTTACAATTCAATGGTTTATTCTCTTTTGACAATATGTCTAATATGGCCCCCATAACTGACATTTTTTTTTCATTCAAATCAGGCTTAACTTCTATGTCATGCGTATTATCAACAATTCCGTTCAATCTTTTTTCTAAAACATCTAATCTACTTCTGTTCTCTTCATCTTTTCTTTTAAAACTTTCGACTTTTCTTTTAAAATAATTAAATATATTCATTTTATTTTCTCCTATTTGTTGACTCTTTAATTTTTTGAGTCAATATTTTTTTTCCAACATTAAAACTATCAACAGTATTCGTTTTGTTTTTTACTTTATAAAAATTTATTAATTCAAATATTAAAGCAATAACATAAACGAATACTATAAATATAAATAGATTTTCCATGTTAAACTTTAGTATTCGGCAGTTCTTTATACAATAAACTTACATTTCCTAAGTTTACAATATTTGAATCTTTGTATTTTTCATTATTCCTTATTGCAAAATCAATAGCTGGAAGATCGCCTATAGGTGTTTTTCCAAACACTGATGTGCTTTTTAGTCCGATGATTTCCATATTTGTCATGTCAAGTTTTATGTACTCATCATTATCAAAAAATTCTTCAATTTCTTTTTGCTTGTTAAGCAACATCTTGGCAACTTTGTTTCTATTAAAGTCTCCTTCTTTTAACTCTGGAACTTCTAATACCTTCAAATCATCTTTAATCATTTTATTTCCCCAAATATATCATTTCTTGGTTTTCAATATTATGGTTTGTGTTACAAAATAATTGATAACAACTAACAACATAAAACGTTACAAAAAGTATTATGTAAAATTTATTTTTTAAGTTTTTCATTAGAATGGCACATCATCGTTTAATGGCTTGTTCTGTTCTGGTAAGTATTCTTGACTTTCAATTAATACTCTGTTGACCGTGTTCTGATAAACCTTACCATTTTCACTCATGTTGTTTTTTACTGTCATCTTGAATTTTTTGTTCAATAACTTATCGCCCGTAATAGCTTCGCCTGTCTTTAAGCTAGTCAGTTGTTTACATAGTAAACTGAACTGCCATTTTGCCATTTTTCTTTTCTTTTCATCGTCTGAACCGACATAAAACCTTTCAGTTTCGACTCTTCCAGAATATTCATTTGGTTCTAAAATTGATACTTCAATTTCAAAATATGAACCGAATTTATCCATTTTTTCTTCTAGATTTTTTATAACGGCAATATAGTCACCATCTTTTAAATTTTCTCTTTGTGTTTCACCAATAATAAAACTGATAGTCATTTTTACGCTCCGTCTGTTTTTTTAATAATTTCAATTGCTTTGTTGTACTGTTCTAATGTTAATTCTTTTAAATTTTCAACTTCTACGCATTTCAAAATCCTTTCTATTTTAGATTTGTTATTATTGCATAACTTTAAAAAATTATCAATTTCATTTCCAGTTAATTTTCTGTTAGACGTAATATTTCCGTCTGTGTCATCTTGAGCAGATATGCCCAACAATGATATTATTGCATATCTTCTTATGTATGTTATAAGAATGCCGTCAGATTGAGCGGAATTAGCACCTTTTTGTTCAATCGGGATCATTCCATATACATTGCTAATCCACTCTCCTGACTTATGCATTAGAATGGTTTCTATTGTGATTTTACCTTCATTATTCCCGGGAAATTGAACAATAGATAAGCCATTCTTGCTCATCAACGGACGTATAGTATTTAGTACTTGTGTTAAATCAGCATATCTACAGTTATGTGAATTTCTATTTTTTACAGGGTCAACAATTTCTCCTTGTAAAATTGATAATGACTCTGCTAGTTGACCTATGTTTTCTGATTTATTCATTTTAATTCCCTTTTTTATCTATATTTCTATTTTTAATATCTTTGATTTTCATTATCCTTCGCCTGTTCCGTAACCTGAGCCACCGCCATAGCCATTGCCATTGCCATTTACTTCATTTGAATACAATTCAATCATCAGCCTTCTCCATCGCCATAGCCATTGCCCCAGCAATGGCCATCGCCGCAGCCTTCGCCATCGCCGCAGCCTTCGCCATCACCATATCCCCAGCCATCGCCTTCGCCAAAACCATCGCCCCAGCCATCTCCAAAGCCATCTCCAAAGCCATATCCAAAGCCATCGCCTTCGCCATAGCTAGAACACCTTTTATTTACTTCTATGCTATACAATTCAATCATCAGCCTTCTCCATCTCCATGGCCATATCCATTGCCCCAGCCTTCACCATCGCCCCAGCCTTCGACCAAGCCATAACCTTCACCAAAACCATCGCCCCAGCCTTTGCCTTTGCCATGGCCACTACCCCAACCATAGCCATAGCCTTCGCCATAATCAAAGTCAGTGCCATATCCCCAGCCATCGCCATAGCTAGAGCACCTTTTATTTACTTCTATGCTATACAATTCAATCATCAGCCTTCTCCTGTTCCGTCTCCAAAGCCATTACTTAAGCCGTCGAGATTGCAAAAGCCAGATTCGAACCCAGAGCCATCTCCCTCACCGCATCCAAAGCCATTACCACATTCATCGCCCCAGCCATCGCCTAAGCCATCACCAGAGCCACCGCCACCGCCCCAGCCGTAGCCATCGCCCCAGCCGTTGGAATCGCCCCATCCCTCGCCTGAGCCATAGCCAGAGGCAAAGCCAAAGCCTGTGCCGTAGCCATCGCCATAACCTAAGCCAAAGCCATCACCGTCTACTTCATAAGAATACAATTCAACCATTTAATTTCCCTGACTATCGCTATTTACATCATTATTTTTTTTATCTATATTACAATTTTCACTATTACTCATTGCTTCTCTTAAGTTGCACTTTTGATCTTTAAATAATAATTTTCCATCGCTTAATTGCCAATTTGACATAACCGTATTGTCGTATGGATTTTTTGTTAGCGATATTAAGCCGTAACTATATTCATCCATTTTTTATCCTGTTTTTTTAAGCTAACCATAAATCCATGTTCTTGTTGATTTGTATTTTTTAGATTTAATTTTCATTTTCTTTACCCTTCTCCTTTTCCATCGCCAAAGCCTTCGCCTTCGCCAGTGCCATTACTATATCCAATGCTATAGCTATAGACATAGCCATTGCCATAGCCTGATCCATCACCAAATCCATTTCCAGAGCCAAAGCCATTTCCAGAGCCAAAGCCATTGCCAGAGTCAAAGCCATAGCCATTGCCATAGCCAATGCCATTGCCCCAGCCATCACTATAGCTATTTCTATTTACTTGTATGCTATATAATTCAGTCATCAGCCTTCTCCTTTTCCATCGCCATTGCCATTGCCATAGCCATAGCCATATCCATATCCATAGCCATTGCCATATCCATAGCCATAGCCATATCCATATCCATTGCCATATCCATAGCCATTGCCAGAGTCAAAGCCATAGCCATTGCCATATCCATAGCCATTGCCAAAGCCATAGCCATTGCCAAAGCCAGATCCATCACCAGAGTTATCTCTATTTACTTCTATGCTATATAATTTAGTCATCAGCCTTCTCCTTTTCCATCGCCATTGCTATATCTAAAGCCATCGCCAGATCCATCACCATTGCCATAGCCAGATCCATCACCATAGCCATAGCCATAGCCATAGCCATAGCCATAGCCATAGCCATTGCCATATCCATAGCCATTGCTGCTATATCCAAAGCCATTGCTATATCCAAAGCCATTGCTATATCCAAAGCCATTGCCAAAGCCAGATCCATCACCGTATCCATCGCCTTCGCCAGAGTTATCTCTATTTACTTGTATGCTATATAATTCAGTCATCAGCCATTACCCCATTCATCGCCCCAGCCATCGCTAGAACTTGTGCCAAAGCAGATCCAGAGCCTCTGCCAAAACCATCGCCATATCCAAAGCCATCGCTCCGTCCATAGCCAAAGCCATAGCCATAACCATTGCCAAAACCATCGCCATAGCCGTAGCCATAGCTATATCCAAAGCCATTGCTATATCCAAAGCCATTGTTATATCCAAAGCCATTGCCAAAGCCAGATCCATCACCATAGCCCAAGCCTTCTCCTGTTCCATCGCCTGATCCATAACCATTGCCAGAGTTATCTCTATTTACTTCTATGCTATATAATTTAGTCATTTAATTTTCTTTGATAAGTAAATATTTTATGAGTGGTACCTACAGAAAAAACGGTAGGTACCACAATCTATGATATTGATTTAGCAACCTTCGGGAATAAACCTAGGAGCTGACTTTAATTGTTCTTCGGCTTCTTTTGTCGTGGAAATTACTTCAATAGCTTCAAGAAGCAATATTTCATCTACTTCTATTGAAATTTTACATTCTTTAATGTTTTTACTTCCGATTTGCGCTAATTCAGATAGGGTCAAAGCTCCTGCCCAACGAAATATTCTACGCGCATTTGTCAATACAACTTCTCGGCCTTCTCTGCTTTTTAAATATCCTACGTGAACGCCAGCAGAGTATGTGCGCACAATAACGTATGGCATTTCTCTTTGTGGAACTTGATCTTTAATATCAACTGTCATTTTTTTTCTCCTTTAATGTTGTTTTCTATTTACAGAATCTATGCAAATTGAGATAGATATCTTACGCTGTCATCATATGTTGTTAGCAAAAATTTTTCAACATCTTTATTCCTTAATTCTTCAGATATGTAAAAAGATTTTGATACATTTTCGCACTTAATTGTCACACATGATTTTCCTTTATAAACAAGCTTATCTTTGTTTGTTTTTGCCTCCTCCAGTGAATTATTGAAATCTCTTATTGTTACTTTTTTTAATTCTATATTTTTATCTTTGTTTGTTTCTATTGTGTAAAGCATTTTATATCCTTTTATTTTGAAAATCTAAAATTTTTAATTCTATTTGCGTCATATTTAATTTCATTTAAAATTACAGAAATTTTCATTTTGTCATTATCGCTACAATTTTTAAGTAATTGCCTTCCGAATAATTCAACTGATAAAGCGTCTATTTTGCTTGAAAGGTTTTTAGCTATTTTATTGTCTGTAAAAGTCATGCTGTTTAACATTTTGTAGCTCCTTTTGTTTGTTTGAATCAATATGTATATGTTTATATTATCTCACATTATCACAATATCTCAACCTGTTTCGTGTGTCAACAATTTTCGCATGTATTTTATGCTTTTATCAATTTTTTTTTATGGTATTCTTAATTTATTGAATTTATTATATTTTATCTGGTGCTGTCTAATTAATGTCTACGAATCTTGCAAGCATATTGATTCCTTACAAAACTATTTCTTATGAATCGCTTAAGGAGGAACAGAAAATGTGCGTTGAATTCGCAAATGAAATGAGAATGCTGACTTTTGGTGGGGATTTTCCTTATGTGTGGTACCATATTCCAAACGAATTCTTACCGTCAGCCAGAAAGAATTTCGTGTTTGATCTAAAACAAAAACATATGGGAAAGATATCTGGTGTACCTGATTATTGCTTTATGAGTAGTCGCGATGGTTTTTTTATAGAATTCAAGGCATTAAAAGGGAAAAAATCTAAGAATCAAGAAGTTTTTGAAAGTTGGTGCGCCTCGACTAAAGTTGATTACTTTTTATGTCGAAGCGCCAAGGACGGTATATCTTTAATATACGACCGTTTAAAAAGAATAAACAACTCTCAATGAACAAAAGTGCATGGTTGGTGAAGATTTGACAATTCCACCACATGGAATATTTAAATTAACATTTTCATGATAGCTTATTTTATAATCCAATCCGAGCGTAAAGCTTTTGTTTAAGCTAAAATCAATTCCTAGCCCAACATCTGAGCCATAAGAATTTATTTTTTTATTGGATTGTATTGCTTTATGCTCTGTTGAAAAGTCATCAATGTTTAAATTCCAATTTGTTTTTGATAAACCAACTTTGCCATAAAACAATAAATCTTTTACCACAACCCCAATTCGTAAGCTTGCAGTTAAACTGTTATTTGTTTTGATTCCAAACCGAAAATTTATTGACGGCGAAGCCAGATTATCTTTTTTTTCATGAGTTGCAGGATGGTTTATGGCTGATAACTCAACGCCTATAAGTATTGGAGTTTCATTTACTAAGTGATTATAACCCGCTAGAGCGCCGACATTTAAAGTTGATCCTCCAACCATATGGGTATCAGAAAAATTATTATCAATGTTTTCTAATTTTATATCTGAAACCATATTTCCATGACTAATACCTACATAAAATCCTTCGTTTGCTTTTGGTGATACGCAAATAACGACACTTGAAAGCAAAGCTAAGAATTTATTTATCTTCAACATTTTTCACACCCTTAAACAAATAGTTAAATGACCTAACTTTATTTAGTTCATTTAAGTTTACAACAACATCTTTACCATATCTTACTTCATGATTATTACATAGTTCTTTTATTTTTTCATTGTAATAAAAAGGATCACTTGTGATTATTTTAACCACATCTCTTGGCATCAATCCAAAGGAATAATAGAGGACTTCAGGATCAGCACCTATAGCATTTGCCAGTTTTTCTACTGTCTCAACAAAAGGTAACTTTTCTAATCTTTCATATGCAGATACATTGAAAATTTTTTTTCCATCCTTAGTCTTTACACATGCTAAAGAAATATCCCTAAATTTTCGCATAATTGTAAATATATGTTTATTTTTATGTGTTATTTTCTTATGCTTTCGTGGATTCTTAATTGTTTTGTTTTTAACCTTAGCTCTTTTGTTCATTTTTTTAGCCTATATTGTATTGATATTATAACAGAATATATATTAATATTTTTTTTCACAAAACACAAGATAATATGTTTTATATTTTTTGCACGGGTGATATGCTTTTCTATTAATTAGGGTACGCTTTTTTGTTTATGGTGTTATGCAGGCGGGGTTTTTATGTCATTTCGTAAGGTTGGTTTGGTTGTTGCTAATGACATTAATAATCTAAAAATTAAAAATCCAAATACAAAACAACATCTTACAGAAGCTCTGTCTCCAACTGCCTTGATTATTAAAAGAATACGGGAACAGAACGATATAAGATTGAAAGACAAGGCCAAAGAAGAGCGCTCCCCAATTAATTCCTCAAGCAAAGAAAAATTTATCAAACACAAGCCAGAGCTTGCGAAAATTGTTAAGTCTACCTCATGCGCTTTATTGATACAGCTGATTGAATATCGCTTTAAGATAGAGCCAGACGGTTTTTATCAGTCCATCAGTCCATCTAAAGGCAGTCGTAAAGGTCAAAGCCTAGTTGAAAGCCTGAACTTATCTGCAAGGCAAGTTATTCGCATAACAAATAAGCTTTTTAAAAAATATCCAAGCAAAACCTTATATCAAAAAGCCTTCAAGGAATTAGGGGAAGAGCTTGTCTTCGACGGAATGCCGTATCTTTTATATAACGATCACAACAAGCACAAAACATTTTTAATGAGAAATTCAAGGGTTGTTGACGATCTATTCCCCACCCTTTCTTGCAAGGTGTCATCTGTGGATAAGTCTGTGGATAAGTCTGTGGATAACTTGTGTATAACTAGCAAAATGTCACTTGTGGTGAGTGACAAAATGTCACTTGTGGTGAGTGACAAAATGTCACTTGTGGAGGCAGAAAAACCTATTAAAAACAAAGCACTCCAGACCGCTAAGAACTATTATAATAAGAATATTAATTCCTTAAATGGTTTTAATGGTACTTTCAACGAACGATCGGAGGAGACAAAACAGCCTGAGGAGGAAAATTTAAAAAAGGATTTGTTGAATACAGAGCAGCCACTCAAGCCTTTACCGTTCGTTGACATCGGGACTTTGACTGAATTGATTAAGATATTTGAGGTGCTGACAGAAAGCGAAGTCAAAACGCATAGTTCTAGCATTATAACAAATCTTAAGATGGCTTTTATCTATAAATTTCAATTGTCTAAGGATAATTGGATCAAGTATTGCGAAAAGATTGCTTCATCAAAATTCTTGATGAGCGAAACAAAACATAATTTTAAAATTACACTGGGGTTTGCGTGTTCGGATGAGTGCATTAGGAAAATTAACAATGGGGATTTTACAACAGGAGATCGTAAGTATATGCTTTATTTAGAAATTAAACCAATTTATGATGTTGATAAAGATATTGAAAAGTTCAGACATGCTTGTCTTGAGCGTATGAAAAAAAACATGTACAAAAGCTGGGTTGAGCCTCTGGTTATCAAGAAATCTTTCACAGGCGAAATGATTTGCACAGCTCCGAACTCTTGGTTTGCAAACCACATAGCGAAAAATGACTTTCTTGGTTTTGGATATTTAATTAAATCTTTAGGGATTCCGGCGGTGATTATAAAAACCCCTGGCTCTGATGATGCGATAGCGAGAATAGAAGCATAGAATGCTGTTTAAATCATCATACAGATTAACACAGACCGTTTAGATGCTTTTTGATACCCAACATGCCAATCGATATCAAAGGGCACTAGAAACGTCTTAAAACGCAAATAGGAAAGATAAAAAAAGCCCACTTGGTGCGCTTCTTCGAGAGGCGTAGTGGGCATTATAATTTCTATACCGTACCGATCCGTTTAAGATCCTGTGCTAATCCGTTTAAGATCCTTGGTGGTCAAAAATTACCACTTGAATTGTATTATGTTTTTTAAATTCAGTCAACATTGAAGCAACATAAATAATATGAATGATTTTTTTATCTTGCATATTGCTTGCAACTTGATGTAATGTGAGTTTGCATATGGTATGTGCATAAAAATTAATTGTAACTTTGTTTTATTTAATATAACTTAAGTTGAGTTTAAATATTGCAAATTACCGAGGAATAATTATGAATAAAGTTTTAACTGCAACATTAGCTTTGCCTATTTTGTATATTGCTTGTGCTGTGCTTTTATTTGGTGCAGGGTTTGTTTCACATATTGTTTGGGGAAATAACAATCCTGTTGAGCAAATCACTGAAGAAGTACTTAAAGATGATTATGGCGTTGATGTAGAGTTCAGTAAGAAACAATGCGCACTGAAAAAATAGATGAATTATTTAAGGCTTTTGAAGAGCTTGATTCAATCATTACATATTGTTCAAATCAAGTTATAGCTTATTCGAAGTCTTGTCTTTTGGATGGAAAATCAATTGATGTTTCTGGTGAGCAATTCTTTAAACATCAAAATGATAGGATTGAAAATTCTAAAAACAATATAATCAAGTTGGGTTTAAGTATATTAAGAGAAAGCAAATGTAAATAATATTGTTTTTCTGTAAAAATATCTGCTTTAACTATTGAATATTAAAGGTTAATTATGGGTGAAGTAATAAGAAAGAATTTTGGATTTAAACCAGGTGCTGCATGGACAGGAAACCGAAACGGAAGACCTAAGATTAAATGTAAACGTGATAAGCTTACTTTAGAAATATTTGAAAAACATAAGGGCGATATTGAAACTATTGCTCAGCTTTTAATTAATCAAGCTAAAGATGAAAAGCCTTGGGCTATGAAAATGGTTTTTGAATATTTTCTTACAAGACCGAAAAATAACGAGCAACAAGAGGAAGAGTCTGCTAATGATAGCTTAGGTAGTTTGTTTGAGAACATTCCTACTGATCAGCTAATGATTATACAAGGAATTTTAAATGAGTACAAAAAAAAAGGAACCTGAAATGAGTGAAGATAAGCCTATGACCGTTGGGGAATTGATGAATGCGCTTAAACAGTTACCCGATAATGTCGAGGTGTTTGTGATTCAAACTACAGACGAAAGTAGTGGTAGGACGGTATTTCTTCCTCTAGATAATGATATGAGCTTATCTAGCAATAATAAACTTGAGTTGTATCCTGTGTGGGATTCAGATTTATCTTACACCTGAAGTGGAGAATATAATTGTTGAGATGCAGGAAGTTTTAGAGAAGGCAGTGAGTGGTTTTAGTTCACTAACTGATGATTTGATGCTGTTTTCGCTTGATAGCGAACATGATAAGAAAAAAGAGGAGAAAGAATTTATGAATAAAGAGAAAAGTCGTATACAAAAGCTTCAAGGTATTCTTGATATTGTTCTTAAGGAGATAAGTGAATTAAATGAAAAGCTTGAAGATAAGACTAAGTTAAGTGAACATTTGATTAAAGCAATTAATGAAGAAATAGAAAAAGAAGTTGCTACTTGGCTAAGAAAAGGTGATGAAACTATATTTGAACAGTTGCGTTACTACGCTTCTATCTGATATAATTTACGTCAAGAATATATAAAAATATAAATTTAACAAAGGAAATAAAATGATAGACGAAATTAAGTTAATTATTAAAGAAATTGATTTGTTAGCAAAGAATATTTCTAACAAGAGATATATACTACAACATTTAGATAATGAACTTCTAAAGCTAGAAAGAATAGAATTTTATATAACACATGATATTTCAGGTGACTATATTCCCATTGGAGATAGGCATTTAATAAACAAAGAAAGCAATCAAAATGATGTTTCGAAAGACATGAACAAACTTAAAGGAATTGTTAATGTTCTTGATAATGAAGTTAAAAAATTAGATAAAGAGCTTGACGATAATATTGTTTTAAAAAATAACTTGATAATGGAAGAGCAAAAAAAATCTGGTTTTCTTTACATTTAGTAACAATAAGATTAATTGGTTAGCAGCAAATGACGACAAAATATTTTATAGATGGCAAGCCTGTTGGCATGCTTGAGGGTGAAGAGCTTGAAGAATACATTGCCTGGCAAGTTTACATGATGAAAGAGTCAGCGGAAGACATGAGAGAGAGATTGGGGCTGAATGTGTGATTTTTTTTGTTGGTTATTGTTGATTATATCAATCATTTGGTTTGTTGCGATGTTTGGGCTGCTGTAATTAGAGGGATAAGAAAATGATAAAAGAGCAAGTAATCGACATATCCTGAAAACGTGTCGAAAAAAGATGATAATTTCGACATATTAAATTAAGAAAGGAAAGAAAATGACAAAAGATTATGAATATCTTATAGGTATTATTCGTGATATGGACGTGGCTTCAATTGAACAAGATGAAGAGCAAAAAGAAATTGAAAATGACATAGCTTTTCTTCTCAAAAAACGAATAGAAATAGATCAAAAAATTGAGGGATCGTATGGATGTTTTGTGTGTGCCACTAATAATATTTATGATCGTTTTAGAATAGAGCGAGCACGATTAATAGATGAGAGACAGGCAATTGAAAACCTGATAGAGGCATTCCGTAAAAAAGAAAATAAAAGCTAAATACAGCCCTTCTATATTGTAAACTATAGTGCTATTGTTAGTCACTATTGTATGATTAGAAGGGTAGTTAATTGATTAATAAACCATCTATACCAAGGATCATTTGGATTCTTGGTGCCTCAATGTTCTTCATAAATATTTCAAATGTTACGGTTATAAGCTTATCTTCAGTCTACATGACAAGTATAGGAATATCTGCGTTTTGGATTGGATTACTTGATGGGATAATTGAATCAGTTTCATTCTTTATGAAATTGTTTTCAGGCTTGATAAGTGATTACTTAAAGAAACGTAAGAAAATTATATTAATTGGCTATGGCTTAACAATTGTAAGCATGTTCATGATGGGTTTGTCTGGCGCTTATGCTTCTCTGTTCTCCTCAAGATTAATAGGTCGTAGTGGTAATGGAATGCAGGCTACACCGCGCGATGCTATGGTTGGAGATGTTGCGCCTAAAAACAAGATAGGCTCATCTTTTGGCTTAATGCGAAGCCTGGGTGTGTTTGGTTCTATTGTTGGTGCAGGACTAAGTGCATTAGCAATGATATATACGCAGAATGATTTTAAGTCTGTTTTTTCCTTAGCTATTATTCCTGCTATCTTAGCATTTCTGCTAGTTTTAATTTTTGTAAAAGAACCTAAAGAGGCTACTCCAGCTGTTATTAAAGAGCCTAAGAAATTTATCAAGTTTTCAGATATTAAAAGATTAGATAAAAAGTTTTGGTATTTGATGGGTATTGTATCTATTTATATGTTTGATCATTTTAGCTGTTCCTGGACTACGTTAATGGCGTACCAAAGATTTAACCTTTCATCAGAATATGTCCCTTTAGTTAGCTTTGTGTTTTGTATATCATATTGCTTATCGTCTTATCCTATTGGTCTTTTGTCTGATAAGATTGGAAGGCACAAGATACTTCTTGGTGGAATAAGCGTATTAATGATTGCAGACTTAATCATAGCTTGTGCTCCTTCATTGCCTTATTTGTTTGCTGGTATATTTTTGATGGGTTGCCAAACAGGAATTTCAACAAATATATTTGCATCTCTTGTGACTGATCATGTTCCTAAGAAAATATTAGGTACAGCATTTGGTTTGTTTTATTTGTTTGGTGGCTTTGCATCTATATTGTCAGGCATACTAGGTGGTTTTATAGTTGAAAGTTTTGGCTTAAATACAATATTTATGACAAGCTTTTTTATGTGTATTTTTACATTTATATTTATATGTATGTATCAGAAAGTAAGTAAAAAATAATGATAGACGAATATACACTAATACCAGGTGAGCTCATTGAAGATATAAATAGAACATCTGTAGCAATACATGAAATATTAAGCAATGAATATTGTGAAGTTGCTTTCTATAGTTCAATAATTGCTTTAGTTACAGCAATAAAACAAAATCCAGAAGCTGATTTTGATTTTGATTCTGCTGTTCTATTATTGAATTCTTTATCAGCAGAGCAATTTGAAAAAATACCGCCTAAAAAAATATTGCATTAAAATTGTTGACACATTATCACAATCACTCTATGTTTGGGATGTGGTTATTAATTTAAAAAACAAAAGCTCAAGAGAGGAATGATAATGAACAAAGAAGACGAAGCAGGAATGGACGAAAAAACAGTATTTGTATTCTATCAATTTCTGGACGAGCTTGTTAAAGAATGTCTTAAAAAAGAAGATATTGAAGAATTTAAAAAATTAAATGATGTTGTGTTTGAGAGTAACACTGCGTTTTTTCCTTTATTTATATGTTATAATATATTGTATGCATCAGCGTGCCTGAAAGTAAAAGATAAAGATCAGTATTTAGAAAAGAGCAAGGAAGATCCTTTTATTTTGGAGAAGAATGCTTTGCGTAATTTTATTTCTATCCTTGAATCTTTTGTGGAATTTTTAGATGAAGCTGGTGAGGACATTTTAAGCAATAAAGTAAACTTAAAAAAGAAAGATCAAGAAAGGAAAGAAAATGATTAAAGAAGTCGAAACAGACATGATTAAAACAACAGGACTTATCTTCTATGAAATTTTGAATGAGCTTGTTAAAGAATGTTTTAAAAAAGAAGATATTGAAGAATTTAAAAAATTAAATGATATGCTACTTCATCACAACCCTGCGTTTCTTCCTTTTTTTATTTATTATCATATTTTGGGAAAATCAGGATGTATTAAAATAGAAAATAAAGAGAAATACTTAAATGATTGCAAGAAAGATCCGTTTGTTGTAGAAAAAGCGGCTTTGGATCATGTTATTTCTCTTTTTACATCTCTTAAAGAATTTTTAGATGAAGCTGGTGAGGATGTTATAAATAAGAAAGATAAAACCATTCACTAATAAAATAAAGGATTAAAGAAATGGCTTATTGGACGGAATATAACTACGTTACAGTGTTAGGTAAAGATACCCCAATGTCTGTTATTGATATTTTGAGATATGCTCATCTTAAGTCTATAAAGCCGAAAATAGATTTGGACGATTGCCCTGATTTTCTTAAAAAATTTGGAGTTGATTATTTAAATAGGTTTGAAGCATCAGATGGATATGGATATTGTGAGTATAGACATTTATTGGTGTTACATGGGGTATATAAATTCCAAGATTATGATGTAGAGTTTCAGGATTTTCTTAAGTGGATTAATCCATATGTGATTATGGATGAGTTTAAAGGTTGGTTACATTATAGAGATGGAGATAATTTGCCAAGATTAATACATAATAGCAACTTGGTAAGTTTAAAAGAAATAATTAAAAATGAGGAAAGGTATTTTTAGGAAAATTAAACTAAAATAATATTAGCTCGTCTGCCATGTGTAGAATGAGTATACGGAGCCGCCACAACGACGGCTTATTTATTGATACTGGAAGGGTGGCCGAGTGGTTAAAGGCAGCAGACTGTAAATCTGCCGACGTGTCTACGTAGGTTCGAATCCTACCCCTTCCACCAAAGGAAAGTTAGAAATGAGTAAAGATAAAGATAATGATCTTCATCCTTCTTTTGATTTTGATTCTATGAATTTTACGTGGGTTTCAAAAGAACAATGTGAAAAAGATCGTCAGAAGTATTTAGCGTTACGTAATGAAATTTGGAAATATGAGTTAAAAAAGATAGAAATCCTTTTTAATTTGAAAGTAACAAATGACAGTTGAAGAATTAATTGAAGAGCTCATTAAGTGTTGTCCACAAGCTAATGTTTATTCTCAACAATATGATGATGACTTGTTAATTAAAGAAGTTATGGGCGATAAATCAAGAAACAAGGTTGTGTTAAGCCTTATTGAGCGTGAATAATGAAAAGCAAATTAGTATATGCGCATATTGCTTTGTTCTTTTTATCAACTGAGTGCTTTTGTCTTCCAATTGACCAGTACCCCTATGTTTGTTTTTCTCCTAATGTTAAGTGCAGGAATCAAATAATAAGTGAAATATGTGAAGCTAATAATTCTATAAAGGTTCAAGCATATTCATTCACTGATATTTTCATAGCTAATGCTTTGATTTATATGAAAAACAAAGGAATAAAGGTTTATGTCATATTGGATAAAGTCAATTTAAGCTGTAAACGATCTGTTTATGGTGCGTTAAAAACAAATAATGTTCCTGTGAAAATTGATCGTTCGTATGGAATAGCTCATAATAAAGTCATGATAATTGATGATGAGAAAGTTATTACAGGTTCTTATAATTTTTCTGTGAATGCTTACAAAGCAAACAGGGAGAACTTATTGATTTTACATGATAAATCTTTAGCATCTAAATATTCAGATAATTTTTTAACAAGATGGAATAAGTCCAAATGAGAGAAGTTGTTATAACAAAAGCGGGAGCGTTAACAATTGCTAAACGCTGGAAGGATGCAAGTAAATATCAATTACGATATCGCGTTGATGTAATATGTATTTGCGGAAAAAAGTTTACATCAGAAATGTATAGATTAATAAATGGAAATACTCACTCATGTGGTTGCTATAGAAAGAAAGTAACAACAGAAAGAAATATTTTAAGAAAACTTAAGTCAACTTAATAATTATTTCGTCATCTTCTGTAATATTGTTTACATTAAAGTATTGTGATCCATTAACAGTTATTATAGCTTCTGTATAATTGTTGAATATGTGAATTATAAGCTGTTTGTTTGTCATTTTGTTCTTTCTTCATTATTAGATTACCACAACGGATTTATGAGGGAAAGGGAGTTTTGATGCCTTTTGTCCGATATTCTCCGATTTATGGGATGAATCATTTTTCAATCCCATTTGATGAAGTTATGTAATGTAATCTTCTTTCTTTTACTTGCTAAATCATTCAATTAATAGTATCAATTAAATATGATTAAAACTTTAAATTATGTGTGGAATGTAATATGAGAAAATCTGCAAAAAAGAAAGTTGCGATTGCTTTAGCATTACTTGGGGCTTCTTTAATTCTAACTAATTGTCCGTGGGATCCAAGATGTGACCCATTCGATCCTAGGTGTAAATCTAACAAAACCGAAGAGCAATGCGGTAACAGTCCATGGGATCCCCGCTAGGGGATCACTCATTAGTAGGTGAAGAAATCTTTCATTAAATTTTATTGAAAAATTAATAAAAGTAACCTATTGTTAAGTCAAAATAATATTATAAAACATTAATAAGGTAAAAAATTATGGAATTGTTTATTCGTTTTTTGTTGGTTTGTTTGGGTATTTTGATTGGTTCGTTTGTGCGCGTAAGCGGAGTCATTCTGTATTTTTTAATAATAAATTACCTTTTCTTTTTACCAGAATGTGGCCCATCGGATCCAAGATGTTCGGTCAAATGCTTGAAAGGAATTATTTGTGCATCAGAATAAACCTACAGCACCTATTACATATCTAAGTCATAAAGGCGATACGGTCTTAGTTGATCAAGATGAATCATTGTTAAAGCCTTTAAGTCTCACACTAAAAGAACATGCCATCTTACAGACATGTTTAAACAGATCATATTTTAATTGTAATTGCAATTTAGACAAAGATGTTTTGGCTAGCATATTGGCAAAAACTAAAGTTAATCTGAAGGAATATCAAAAATGACAACAACAACTCACTCCATAATATCTGTAGAAGATTTAAAAGCCATGACTATGGCTGATATTTCTGAACTAATTAAACAGACAAAAATTGTTTGTGATAAAAAAATTGAAGAAATCAATGTGATACGCGTTAATATGGAAACCATAAGCAACTTCATTAATAGCTGTAAGTAAATACATTATGTTATTGTAATAATATTATGATTGATGATTTTAGCGAAATACCTTCTGGTGAAATTAGTGAAATATTAGAATGTATTCAAAATGAAATTGAATTAAGAAATATAGAAGACCATTTGTTTTTTAAACAATATAAGCCTAATGAAAAGCAATTAGAATTTCATGCTACTGGTCTTGTTGCTAAAGAACGCGCTTTCTTTGCTGGTAACCGTTGCGGTAAAACTTTATGTACCTCTGCTGAATGGTGTATGCACCTTACGGGAAATTATCCCGATTGGTGGAATGGTTATAGATATGACATGCCTATTAATGTATGGGTAGCAGGTGTCACGAATGCCGAAACCGCTCAATCTCTTAAGACTTATTATGTAGGAGATGTCGGTAAGGAAGGTTTTATTCACTCTAGCTTGATTGTTAAACAGGATCGACAGAAACATCTTTATTATATTCAGCATAGTTCTGGTGGTATTTCTAAGCTAAGATTTAAATCATACGAACAAGGATGCGCAGCGTGGCAAGCAGAAACTCTTGATGGTGTCCATCTTGATGAAGAGCCACCTTCTGAAATTTACTCTGAAGCGATAACACGTACAGTTTCTACATCCCCAAATCATCACGGAATGGTTACGGCCAGTCTTACACCTCTTAGCGGGGTAACTCATTTTATGCTTAAGTATATGGAGCGTCTTGTTTGTGATGAAAACGGTAGAGAATTAGAGTCAAACCAAGTTGCCCCTGGCGATGTATTAAATTCTAGGGTTTATATTTTAGCTTCTCATGAAGAATCACCACACATTACCCCTGAAGAATCTGCACGGATATTATCGGCATACTCCCCTCATGAACGCGAAGCACGTAAAAAAGGTATTCCATCTATGGGAAGTGGTCTTATTTATCCTATCCTTGATACTGAGCTTATAGTTAGCCCGTTTGATATCCCCGAACATTGGCCAAGATGTTTCGGTATGGACTTTGGTTGGCACAATACAGCCGCAGTATTTATGGCGCATGATCAAGACAATGATGTTGTTTACTTATATGGAGAATACTTAGCGGGTCATCTAACGCCAGATAAACATGCCTATGAACTTATAAAACAAGGTGCTAATTGGATGCCTGGTGCATATGACGGAGCTGGCGAAGGTGCTCTTCAGGATGATGGAGCCAATCTTGTTGATCTTTATGCCCAATCTGGCATTAAAAATTGGACTCCCGCAGATAAAAGATCAGTAGGAAAAGGTATTTATACTGTTCTTCAACTCATGGAGACTGGTAAACTTAAAATATTTAGTACTTTAACTAAGTTAATGACAGAAAAGAGGATGTATATTCGAGATAAAAAAGGTAAGATAAAAAAAGGAAATGATCATTTGATGGATGCCATGCGTTACGGAATCGTTACGGGGCTTCCTTTAGCTCGTGTTAAAACTTCTGTGTTGAATAAGTATAGAATACCTACTCATCAAAGTAATGGAAGCTGGATGCGGCTATAAATGTTAACTGGTTATTGGTTCCCTATCTTGTTCGCAAGACGTTTCCAATAAGCCATTCGATACTGACAAGACGCGAAATCTTATGTAGGGACGACATCAGTCCTAGCCCAACATAAAGACGTACCTTACCTCGTAGTAGAGATGAGAATTAGCGATCTACAAAATATTTGTAGATTTTAATATTTAATTTTTTACTACATGAGGTGCATTCTTTATGTCACTTACGGAATCACGGCAAAAAGCATTAAGCACAGCCCAGGAATTGTTTTTAGCAGCTTCAGGCAATCTTCTCTATCAAAGATGGCGCGCAAGTGCGATTGAAAGTTTTGCCTTCTTTGATGGTGAAGGTCAATATCATCCTAACGTTCTTAAAATTTTAGAAGAACGTGGCCAATCTCCTATTGTTGTTAACAAAGTACGCAGCATGATTAACCAAGCATCTGGCCTTGAGATCAACACACGGGGTAAGATTGCGTTTCGGCCACAATCAAATAGTGAAGAAGAAGAAAAATTAACAAAAGCAATGACACACTATGCTTTTGCTGTTCAAAAAGAACAGGGATTCTCATTTAAGGGATCTTTGAGATGTCGTGATGCTCTTATCTGTGGCCTTGGTTGGTCACGTATGTTCCCATACCGCAATCAAATTCTATATGATTATACGCACCCTCTTAATGTCATATTTGATGCTGATGATTTCAGTCCGCAATTAACGAATATGCAACATTTGATAAACTTAAGGTATCTAACCCCCGATCAGGTTAAGTCAGAGTGGACTAAAGTTTCTAAACAGATAGATCAGATAGCAAGCCGTGACGCCATGTTTAATAATGTGGGTAATTTTACTACTGAATTGTTTAATAGAAACAGTTCATTTTTAGCTTCTAGCTCTTCAAATGGTTCAAATGGTAGCCGTCTGCTTGTTGCAGAGGTTATGCAAAAACAAAAGCGTAAATATTATTGTGGCATTGATAAAAATGGTTATTACTTTGAAACTTTCAAAGAAGAAGAGGCGGAAAAATTAGCTGACAAAAAGTCTGATATCGAAGAAGAAATGGGTACGCAGATTATGCGCACTGTATTTTGTGATGATATCCTCCTTGATTATGCCCCCATGTTTCCTAACATCCCCAACAGGTCTGATTTTGTAGATATTCCTCTTGTTTGGCAGCGTCGTACATCTGATGCCATGCCAGTTGGTTGGATGGAAGACATTAAAGACCTCCAAAGAGAGCTTAACTATAGGAAACTTAGAGAAATTTTATCTCTTAACTCAAAAACAGCTATTATTGATTCCTCTGCATTCCATGGCCAAGATATGGAAGAAATCAGAAATCAAATCGCTAGAGATGATGCGATCTTGATTAAGACTGGTCCTGGTGAAGTCAATATTATGCCTAACGCTAGTATTTCAGCGGCTATGATTCAAGCATCCGAAAGAATTGATCATGAGTTGCAACAAGTATCTGGTATGTACAGTGATTCTATGGGTGACGCTACAAATGCTACAAGCGGTGTGGCGATTAAACAAAGGCAAATAGGAACATCAAAGAACTTAGCATTTGGCTTTGATGCGTTCAATTATGTTAAAGAGCGTGAAGGTAAGGTCTTGATTGATCTGCTGCAAGGGTCAGGCTTAGAAAACATTCTTGTTAATATCGTGATGGATGATGAAGAAAAAGAAATATTCATCATGAACCTGGTAAGAGAAATTGACGGTAAGCAGCATGTATTTAATGATATCAGAACGCTACCAGTTGATATATATGTTGAAATCGTCCCTGATTATGACTCTTCATTCGAAGAGCAGAGATCAACGCTTGAGACGTTGCTTGCTAATCCTCAAGCTCCGTTAATCTTACAAAATCCTTATCTTCTTAAAATACTGCTTGGTGAACGTCATGCCGACAAGATTGCTGAAGCAATGCAACAGCTTAATCAGCAACAGAATGAGCAACAAGCTATTTCTAGTGGTGGCAGAGCTGCTGTCCCTGAATCGCCACAAGATATGAATCCCACACAGTTTGGAGCCATATAATGTCTGATCCAAATACTCTTCGTATTCTTTCTATTGATGGTGGCGGTATGCGTGGCGCATTTAGCGTTCAATGGATGCAAGAATTTGTTGACTTATGGGGAATAAATCCTAATGAAATATGGAAATATTTTGATGTAATTTGCGGTACTAGCGCAGGTGGTCTGCAAGCTTTAGGATATGCAGGCGGCCTAGCTCCATCTGATTTAAAAGACTTTCTTGTCACAGAGGGACAATGGATATTTTCAACATCTTCTATTATTCCAGGTATAAGAGCAACTACTCTTGACAAAGTGTTCACAATGGTATTTGGAGGTGATTTTTATCCAAACACTAACTTCGTTAGTGCATTAGATGGTTTGTTTGGATCATTGACGATGCAGAATTTGAATACCAATACTCTTATTACTTCATTTGACTACACAACTACATCACCTGTTTTATATTCAAATGTTAATTTTCCAAATTCTTCTGGAGCAAATGAATTAATTCAAAATGTGTCGTTGGCCACTGCTGCTGCTCCTTTATATTTTCCCCCAGCTACTTGGCCTGTAGGTGCTGGAGTTAGCAATAGTTATCTTGATGGGGCTCTCATTAAGAACAATCCTGCGCTTCTTGGGTATATGTTAGGTAATGTTATTAAACCTAATGCAAATCGTACATGTATATTGTCTATTGGTTCTGGCTTGGGTGACGTAGGTTTCGGTGTTCCACCCATTGACCCTCCCGTAGATGAAGCAAACATGTCATTTATATTTAGTTTAATCGGATATCTTATAACTGGTACACAAGAAACAGACGCTGCTTTACTAGAAACGCTCGATCAATATAGTTTGCAAAATCTATATACATATCGTGCGAATGCCCAGCTTGATCCTACTCTTGATACAGAGCTTGATAACTCATCTCCAGCATTCATTTCGTATTTGCAAACTTTAGCATCTACAACTTTTTCTAATGATTTGACTAATATTGGTAATTTCTTGGGGCATTTAGTGGCCTGATGAAACATTTACCGGGATTTACAGATTTTTTTATGAGCCCCGTAACTGGCAGGATTATCCTGCCTGCAATGCCAGATATTTATCAAGATTATGTATGGGTTGGAGATCGCAACGATAGACCTCTCCCAAGTCCTATTCTCATTGACTTACGTTTAGAAATACTTGATTTAAGGCGCAGACTTTCCCAGACAAGGTTTATCCTACAAGCTGCATCAGATAATTTTGATAGTTCTCAAGCTTTGAATGAGTTGATTAATGGAATTTTAAAGCATGAACAAGGTGTTGTTTCTATTGCAATTCCTGGTTCTGATTATTTAGAACCAATATTACCTTATCAAAATGTATGGATAGGAAATGTAGATAACAAACCAGAAGCGTTCCCTAGAATACAAGTAGGCAATCTTCCTACAATGTTGAGCACAGACCCTACGTTACTTCTTGGAGCTTACAATCTATACTCTGGAAGCCCAAATCCACTAAGTCTTGGTGAACCAGAGATTGTAAAAACATTACATATTACAAATATGGCGAATTTAACAGTTGGAAAATTGTGGTTAGGCGCAGTTTCAGTAGACCCTTTAAATTTAGGTTTAAATAGACCAGTCGAAATAACAGTTCTTCCTATAGATAATATGGCAAATTTAGAATTTGGAAAAATATGGAGGGGGGATATTAGTAATAGACCTGTTCCATCCACTGCTTTGACAGATATAGAAACAGAAATTGAAGATATAAACACACAGCTTGGAGATATAAATACAAGGCTTGGAAATATAGATACAAATATATCTAGTATATTCGATTCAATAACAACAATTACTGATGCCATATCTTCTATAAATACTTTGATTAGCGGTATATCTGATCTAATAACTGCAATACAAGGAAGTATTACTACAATACAAGGAAGTATTACTACAATAAACGGACGTTTAGACTCGCTTGAATCTCGTGTTACTGCAACGGAAACATCGATATCTGAGATATTATCTGAAATTACGACAATTCATGACCTTATTGCCGCAAACACTACCGCCATTGCCGAAGCTGCTGCGGAGGC